GGCTCAGTACGGCTATCGACATACCGCTTGGCCTCTCTTGCAAATGTAATTGGGTATCGGTGTATATCAGGAGTGCAAAGCATCCATATATCACCTTCTTTTCCTACTCCAGCCATGCCAGCAGTCTTGCCGTCAGGCACTGTAAAATACACGTAGGATGGGTTGTGAGTCATCAAAGAAGGTAATAGGGCTATTGGTACCCCATGGCCTTCTTCGACCTCTCTGCGGTCATCTGGACGTAAATTAGAGGCAACCTCGGCGGCAGCCTCCAATGTAAGTGGATGTATATAATTAGACACGTTTATAATACTTGGGTGAATAGTCACCTTCCCAAGATACAGCACGTAATGTAGCTGGAGCTGGGTGTGATGATCTGAGGGTTACATCTACGTTTGTGTTTCTTTCGTAGACTGGGACAGTTTTGATAAACTCTTCGAGATATGGTGCATCAGATGCGTCGTACTCGTCCAGTTCTGTTGATTCATATACTTCTGTGTAGTCGTTTTTACCGACTCGTTCAAGTGTTGTTTCATAAAGTCCTATTTTTCCGAAGTGAAACTTAATTCTATGTAAGACTAAAGATGAGTTTACATCAGCTCTAGAAGCTCTGCCTTCTGTTTTTGTAGGATAGAATGTTGGAAACTTCACTTCATATGGGTATATGTAACCTATAGTAAGTGTTACACCAGACCAGTTACCGGGTAAAGTAAAGCTAGTGCCGCTGACTGTAGGCTTTGCATATCTACCAACTCGTTCTGAGTTAGTGTTTGTATCAATCACAACTAAATCGTGATTAGGTGTGGTGACTGTATTTAGCCAACCCACACTACTGAAGGTTGTGGTATTTGTAGTTGAGTTAAAGCTACCACCGCTAACAGTAGTATGATTATCCACATGTAATAAGAAGTCGACATTATCTTGTACTATACTAGGGTCTGTTTCAGTCTGCACCAGTTTTACACTTTGTAAATAGTAATCACTATCTAAAAAGAAATATTCATCATTAATAATAAAATGATATATCAAAGGATTGTTGAGCTTCCATTTAAACCATGCAGCCTGCTGTCTTTGGTCAGCTATTTGAAAATACTTGTACCCAAAAACTTCATCTGAGCCTGTTTTACCTAACAATATCATAGAGTTTTCTCTAGAGTTTGTAAGTAAATCTATATCTTTTGGCAGTAATGTTGGTACAACTTTACTTACCTCTACAACAGCCGGCTCACCTTCTCGTTGTATATTAGCCATTTCATTAAATCGGCTAAATTTACCAGAGTTATCAACATAAGCTATAGTAGTTCCTAGTGATATAGGAGCTATATCTTCATTATAATTAAATGTTGATATACTACGTAACTTAGCTGTGTCTGGGTTCAAAACTGTATCATCTGATGCAAGTAGAAATTGTTGGTTTGTGCTAAATACTACCAAACCTGTATTCATTTCTATACCATCAAATAACTCTGAAGGAAACATAGATGCAGCAGATATATCAATCGGGTCAGATGAAGATACAGTAAGAGCTGTTTCATTGAAAAAGTCTGGTAGTCCTAAAGTACCCGGTCGTGAAGTTATAACGTTTTCACCTGACAGCAGTGCTAATCTGTTACGAAAGAATAGCACCTTGTTGATACGTGAACCGACAAATGAGGGCATAGGATTAGTTACATCGTCACCAATTCTACGTACCTGATAATCAAAAGGTCTGACTGTAAATGTTGTTGCGGCTGTACGTTGTATAGCAAGTGGCATATTTGTTAACTCTTTAGCTATACTAGGTTTTGCACATTCGACCCAAGATCCAGAACCATCTTTATCATTCTGACCCTCAAATCGAAGATAGTAGTCATCTTCTTCTGCTCTTAAAGCATTATTAACTTTTACAATATAACCATGCTTACATTGGTTAGGCAAGTTTGATACATCATTTACAGACGACTGAAAACATCTCATTAAATCCTCTTCGACTATATTAATAGTAAAAGGGTTCGCACTGGATAAATAAATACCTGTTCCTATATGTTTACCTGTAATGCTAGAGGGTAAAGCGTCTATAATACCACCAATAATAGTATCAGCAGTAACAGCTGTATCAGCGTCAAAAGGGGTAGGAGCTGGTCGTATAAGACCGGAGTGGTTTCCATCAGCAGTAATTGTAGCATTAACTTCTGTTTCTTCGTGATCTTCTACACGTATAGTATAAGTAGCAGCCTCTCCATTAGCCCCCGGAGTAGTTGAGTTAGTTCCAACATTATGTCCACCAGCTGCCGCAGTTAATACAGCAGTTGTTGTATTACCAGTTTCCCAGCCTTCACCACCATGTAGTAAAACAACCTCTCTGTTGTAACTACACCTATAGTTTTCACCATCTGCTCCAGTACTACCAGAAGCTTGATAATTTGGACTAACACCTTGTTGACCTAGAGTATTAATTCTAAATGTTAAGTTTGTTTTACCGGTAGCATTTTTACTAAATACCTGTGTACCAATACCGGGGCAGTGACCTGTACCATCACCTTCGTCAAGATTATCACTATCTATTTTAATACGTGTGGCACGTTTAACTGTTGTGACAACTGTACTATTGTTTAGATCTACACCATACTGTCTACCGTTTTCTGTACGTAACAGTTCTATGAAACCGAAGTGAGCATCTGGTGTAGCATCTGTAGTTCCCGTTGTCCCAACGAGAGTGTTAGCATTAGTAGTATCACGACTATTAACAAAAGTTGTATCATTAATTGTGAGAA